CCGTTTTCGATAAGGCTTCTATAGTATAGTCCAACCTGGCTTTCCAATGTTATCCAATCCATAGATGAGATGTATTGCGGTTCGGCATAGTATTCGTTCGATACCATCTGTCCTGGAATGTAGATAATCTGTCTGTGATCCTGTCTGTTCGATAGGTCCAAAACCGGTATGCACGCCGCTTCTTCTCTTCTGTTGGACCAGTCTCTTTTGTAGTACCATTCCTCAACCTCTCCTTCTTCAAACTTTCCGCTTCTTAGCTTTGATACATCTATTCTGTTTACCTCTACTACTCTCGAAAAGTCAAGGCTCCATATAATCTCGAAAGCCATCGCACCGAATATCTGATAGTCTAAAGATAGGTCATACATATCTCTTTTGATGAAGTTTAGTATCTTTTGAACCTCAATCTTCTTTGCTTCGTCCAATGTGCTGTCGTCGTATACCCATCCATCTCCTACGACCATCTGAGCCTTTGTCTTTACAATCGCGTTGTGTGTCGGTGAAGTGTTGAACATATCTTTCAAGTATTCAGGATATAGGTTTGTCGTTCCATACTCCACATACTCTTTGTTTCTGCTTTCCTTTATCACAGGAAGGTCCGTCATAGCAGATAGAGATAAACTATCCATTCCTATATTAAAAGTCGCTGGTTGCTCTATTTGAGGCGTCTGTATCTTTGATAGGTTGTATCCGAATATTTTCATTTTTCTATTTTATTTTTAGTGTGGAAGATGCCTTGGCTTTCCATATTTGTTCGTGTATAATAGTCTTCCTTGTTCTAGCAATGCTGGTCCCAACGCAGTCGGCCCGTTTGCCGCGATGCTGATGGTTCCGCTTGTAGGAGCAGGTCCTTCCAATGCCCATACCTCGTAGTCCCATTGGCTGTCGAAGTTAAGCTCGTTCTGTCCTGTAAAACCAACGATAGGGTATGACTGAGACGCGCTCCAAGGATCGGACTGCGTTGTTCCTGTTATGTCTATTCTAAACTTGTTGCTTCTTTCTGGATTGGTTGATAGGTCATTGTCTGATAGAAGTATGAAGTTTTGAGTATACTCGCTCATTCTGTCATCAATCTTCACAACATAGTATAGGTCTACATATGCCGATACGGGTGGCGTGTAAAAATCAAACTTTTCGTTTAGTGTAAGCGATACCTCGTTCTGTCCTCCTCTTAGTATAATCATTGCTTTTCTTTATTTATATTCTAAATATATTTTTGAATATTTTCGTTTATTAAACAAAAAGCCCCTCCATATAGGAAGGGCTAAAAATCTCTGTTTTTACGATTATGCTATTAAAGCGCCAACGATTGTTGGGTCTATTTGATACATCTGTAAAGGCTCCATCGCAGTGAATGTGATTGTGTAGCCATTAGCATCAGCCTTAGCAGTTCCTGATCCGCCTTCGATAGCAGATACATATGAACCTTCGTTAAGACCTGAATACCAGTATAGTCCATTACTATCTAAAACTATGATCGCAAGTTGTTTTTGACCTGCTACAAGTTTTTCGATCGCGTCTCTTTTGATAGTCTCTCTTCTTGATAAGACCAAAGTCACGATTTGATTGAAGAATGTTGTTCCAGCAACCAAGTCGATAGCTACGCTTTCTGTAAAGTTGCAAACATTTTTGTTTGTTTGGAACTCGTAGAACTTAGTAGTCCCAGCCAATGTGATAGCCGTGATCCAGTCTCCGCCTGTTCCTGCTCCGTCGGTTACATTCGTTACATTTTCCCAATCGGTTATGAAGATTTTGTTTATACCACCCGCGTTAGTGTCGCAAGACTTGTCTAAACCATTTGTTAAAGCATTACATATTGCCATAATAATATATTTTTTATTTTATTAAAACCCACCATTCGGTGGGTTCTATGTTGTTTTTTTAATCTTAGTTATAGAAAACGATTTCTGAACCGAAGATATATCCTACTCCGAACTTGAACTCTCCAACCATTCTTACGACTGGAACACCTGTTACGGATTTTTGTGGCAAGATTTGGATGTCTTCGAAATCAGACATTAAATCTGTAAGCAATAAAAGGTTTGATGTTCTAGCAGCAACCATTTTGTTAGTAGAAATACCAGGAGCAACTGACAACTTAACATCTAAGAAGTGAAGTTCAGCATAGTTTTGCATGTAGTTTGCCTCAGCAGATGCGTCAGCCAATGCTTCTCTGTAAAATCTGAAAGCAGATGGAGATAAGAATATTCTTAAATCCTCAGCACCGATGATAGTTTCTGGTATTTTATCGTATACCAATCCTAACTGAGCGATGATGTTTGATTTTGATAAAGTAGTAGATGCTACATCGATAACCGCAGCGTCAGCTAAAAGTTGTTTCTCTAATCCATCAACCAATGATAATGGGTAAGAAGCAGTAGCAGTGTCGCCTTTCCAAACAAGTTGTTCAGTGTCAGCAGATACTTTTAAAGAAACTTGGTCTAACAAGAAGCTTTCAACCGTTGCTGGCATAACTTCGTCGTTGTTCGATCCTGGTCTCAATAACTGCGATAAGTAGTTTACTTCAAAAGTTCTTTGGCAGTACTCCAAGTTGATTTTGATCGCGTTTACTTCGAACGCTTTTTGGTTCAATACGCCTTCTCCAGCAGATGAGAATGAACAATCAGCATCTCCCAAGATGTTTCCGATAGCAAGTTCTCCTAACTTGATTTTTGACTTTACATTCGGTATCAATCTGAAAGCCTCTTTAGATTTTCCAGTCAATAACGCTTTTGCGTAAAATCCTTCTGCGTCAATACCTGTGAATGTAGTATTGTCAGTGAATGATAGTTTGAAATCATTTTTTTTCATAATGTGTTTATTTTTTTTGTTTTTATACCAGAAGTATAATAGTTTTGTTTTTTGTAGATTTTACTTTCTTTTGAAGAAGCTAATCTTGTTTAAAAGGATAGCCTCTGCGTCTTCCCTTTTGATTTGAGTATCCGTCTTTTTAGTGATAGATGGCGCTCCTGCCAATGATGATAGAATAGATAGTTTCTCTTCTAGTTCCTCAATCTTGCTCATTTGCTCGTCTGCTGGTTCTGCTGGTACATTTTCCAACGCGTCCAATCTTGAAGATAAGTCAGCAATGATAGTTCTCATCTCTTCGAACATTGGTGCCACCGCATCCATGATTGCTTGGTTGTCTACCACTGGCGCTGCTGGCGCTTCCGCTTCTGGAGCTTCTGCCATGTCTTCTTCAACTGCTTCTTCTGCTGGACTTTCTGCCTCGACAACTTTACCTGCCAACGCAACGATTTTAGTTCCGTCCTCTAGTTCGTACTCGCCTTCTGCTGGCGCTTTCGATCCGTCTTCCGCAACTACGAACAAGTCAGCCCCGATCGCGATATCGCCTTCTAACTCAACTCCGTCTTTTGTTTTGTAGTTCATAAGTATTATTTCATTTTTATCGGCCTCCGCCGTCATCTTTATTAGTTCGACATCAGCCTTTACCTCTATCGAAAATCCTTTAACTCTGTCTGTCTTTACTTCGTTTAGCCAAAACTCCTCGTCCTTTACCTTCACTCCCGCGAACCAAGTTCCTGATGGAAGGTCAAATCCATAGTCCTGAGACTTGTCTTTCTCTCCTGTTATCCAGTTTTGAAGAAGAACGGCGTTTACCTGTCTATCGCTATGCTGAAAGTTGAATATGTCGTTGATTTTGCTTTCGTTGTATTTGTCCGCGATAATCTGTATAGTTTCCGCGTCAAAGACGATGTTGAATAGTTCTCCTGATTGGCTCTTTCTCAAAATAAGCTTTCCTGGAATAAGCAATGGTCCAAACAGCATCTGCTTGTCTCCGTTTGCCGAAAAGAAGAAGTCTTCTACCTTTCCTAGCTTTATCCAATCAACTTCGATTGCAGGTTGGTCTACCAAACTTACCGCATAAACTCCTGTAAGCTCGTCTTCTGGGTTTACGACCACTTTATAGGTCTTTAGGTTTTGTTCCATACTCTTAAATATATTTTTTTGTTTTTTCGTAGATTAAAACGATGTTCTTCCTTTTAGTCTCTGCGCTCTTTTTTGCGCGGTCGTTATAGAGTTTTCTTTTACATAAGTCTCTATTGGCCTATCGCTCGCAGAATATATCGCCTCCACTATCGCCTGCGTATCTATAGAAGATGATTGATACTGCATTGCCGGTTCTGTATATATCCCTCCGTTTTTTAAATGCGGTATTGCCTTTCCACCACCTGCTTCGTTTATGGCAGACAGCATTGGCGCGAACATCTTTGTGGACTTGGCGTTGATGACCGCTTCTCCGTTCGAAAGCCTTGCGTTTACGCTATCGCTTGTTCCTGAACCTGGACCTTTTACCATTCCGTTTCCTTCGAATATACCTCCTGTCGCGAACGATGGAATATATTCTTTCGATGCCACTATTCCTGCCTGTACTGCTCCAGTTATTCCAACTCCTGCTATAATCGCGGCACCCATTGGCGTTATGGCTCCAACTCCACCTAGTTCTGCTACGGTTTTAGCGATCGCCTTTGCGGTAGAGATTGCTATTGTCGCCAAATCATTAGCCTTTTGAGCATTGAACTGCTTTTGCTTTACTTTGTCTAGTTCTATGTCTCTTGCTCTCTCTGCCGCCGCTTTTTGGTTCTCAAAGCCTTGCTGTATGTCATATTCTATCTGCTGCTGTACGGTCCTTTCCGCCTGAGCGTTTTCGTATGCTTGCATTTCGCTGTCTATCTGCGCGATTTTGTTTTCATATTCCTTGTTTACGGTATATTCTCTCTGCGCCATCGCGTTGTTGAATATGCTCATCATAAGCTGCTGTCCTTGCTGTTCTAGTTCAATCATCTGGTCCCAGAAAGCCTGTTTTTCTTCCAATGCCTTTTGGTCTGCCGCTATCTGGTCATTCGCCTTGTTTTCGTTTTCTTCTGTTACGATTTCTGTTATCCTTCCATACTTTTTGTCAAACAAGTCTACAAGATTTTCTAAATATGTTTTTTTATCATTGTATTCAATAGTAGTTCCTTCGGAAGATATGGTAAATAGTTTTTTATTCAACTCTTCTTTATATGTCAAATCATCCTCAGCCCATTTTTTGTTTATGGCGGCCCTTTCTTCAATATACATCTGCTCATCTTTTAATCCACTTTTAAACTCCTCTTTGTTTCTCTTATGGGCTTCGTTCATACTATCCTCTCTCATCTTTCTTTGTTTTCTAGTAAACTCTGCCAATGTTTGATATTGTGTTTTGTAGTCTGTTCTAGACATTTCTGTCATCGTAACACTTTCGTCCTTTTGGAATGATGAGATCCTTTTTAGCATATCTTCTTTTGCCTTTTCAACATCTTCTAGTTTTTTGATATATTCCTCTGCGGTAAATATTGTACTTTCTCCTTTATATTCGCTCGCGCTGTTTATTATATCCAACTCTTTTTTATAGGTGGCTTCTATACTATCTATACTAAGTTTTTGGCTATCTTCTAATGCTTTTTTATCAGCATCAACCTTTGCTTTGGCTATGTCTATTGCTAGTTTGTCTGTTATATCCTTTTCAAACTTTGCCCTACTTATTGCTCTTGCGGACGCTTCTGCATCAACAGCCCTTCCTTCCTTAGCATCCTTTTCTACCGCCTTTCTGGCCTCTTCTCTAGAACTCTTATCCAATGCCATTCGATCTGTTATGGCTTTTTCATATTTAATACTATAATCCTTCAATGCCTCGGCATCTCTCTGTCTTCTTGCGTCGATTTCCTCCTTCGCTGCCTGTTCCAATAAAGCCTTCTCCTTTTCAAATCCATCTTTCATCAGACCTATTCGCTTGTTTTCAAGGTCTATCAAATCCTCTCTGTCTTGATCGTTCATATCTTTTTTGGCCTTTAAAAAATCTTCCTGTGATTTTAAGGCAGCAATACGAAGTTCTTTTTGCTTATCGATTGCCTTATCGGTAGATTTTACCGATTTGTTCATCGTATCATCCGTCTTAAAGCCTAGCTTCTCCATTTCCGCCGTGGTATCCATAATAGTAGTAGTATAAGATGCCATCCTTTTTTCCGCGTTGGTAAGTTCTGCCTGGTTTTTACTTAATGATTTTGTAAGTTCGTTATATCTTATTACATCTGGCAATCTATTTACATCAAAATCCTTTGGAGCCGATGCGATTGCCGCGTTTCTCTTTACGGTCGCCATAAGAAGTTCCTTTTCTATCGAAACAATATCCTTTTTTATATCATCCTGCTTTTTTAGGTTTAAGGTTATTTTCTCCTCGTTCTTTAATAGGTTATATTCGTCCGTCTTGTATTTAATATAGTCCTGAACCGATCCGTTTAGCTGGTCTTGGAACTTCTTTTCATCGCTTATGTTCTTCAATGTCGCACCATATGTCGAGTTTATCTGCTTTATTAAATCTTTTCTTTCCTTTGATCCTGCGTTGGTCTGTTTAAGTTTTTCTATAAGGGTTACATATCCGGTGCTTTCTTTTGCTATATAATCCGTTTCCTTTTTAGTTTCCTCGTTTTTCTTCTTCAATAGGTCGGCAGCCTTCTTCTTTTCCTCGTTTGATTTCTTTTCTGCTTCGGCAGCCTTGCTAGACGCGTCGCTCCATAGCATAAGAGCGGCAACTCCTGCCGTGATAAGTCCTATTAAAAGTCCAATAGGGTTTGCCTTCATTGCTAGGTTCAACAACTTTTGAGCGATTGTCGCGCTTTCTGTAGCAACTACCTGTGCCTCTGTCGCCGCAGTTTCTGCCACCGTAGCTACGGTTTGTGCTTCTGTAGCAGCAACATCCTGCCATCCCAACATAACCGCCGCCTTGGTCACGGTATTCTTTATGAATAGCACTGCCGCGCTTTCCTTTTGTAGAACATTTCCGATCGCTGTCATTCCTTGTATAACGGCCATGACTGCTTGGAGCTTTACCATGCTTTCTTCGAGTTTCTTGTTCTCTCCACCGAATAGTGCCGCCGCGCCTTGTGCCATAGCGAACCCACCCGCTATGCCTTCTCCAATGCCAGATATACCCTTTATCTTTCTAAGGTCGTCTCCTAGATATTTTGTAGTCGCGCTCAAATCGGATATCTTATCCTGCAACTCACCTGCCGCGGTCGCAACTCTCGTAAAGGCAGCGGTTCCTTCTTTTAGGTTCAGTGCCTCGCTTTTAAGGTCTCTCAAAGCCTTCTTCGTCTCTCCTATCGTCTTCGCGGATTGAGCCGCGTTTATGAGTAAGTCTATCTTTATGTTATCTGCCATTGTAGATTATTCTTTTTATTAAATATACTTTATTGCCATATCGTTTTTATAGAGGAACTATATCGAATAAATAATCTAGACCCTGATAGAAATAATACTCTCTTATATCGTCTGTGGTGTCCAGTGGATCTATCGTATAGTATGGGTTTGGTCCTCCTCTATATACATTTATTATTATTGGATCGTCCAAAATCTCCTGTTTGAACTCCAACCTATGCGTCGTGCTGTCAAAACTTGTTTCCATAATAGCTTCTCCAATAGTTTTCTATTCTTATCTGTTCGCTTTCGTTCGCCCAGTATGGAAGCATGACTATGCCTCCGAGTTTTATTCCATTGCCGTTCGCCCCTGTCGATGTGCTGTCGTTTCCGACTATAATGTTCTGGGCTGAGTTGAACGCCGTCGTTACAACATCGAAGTTTGAACTTACGAACTTCTTTTGTAGGTTTCCGTTTATGTATAGTTCTTGTTCCGATCCGGCTCCTTGTGGCTGGGCCAATCTAATCTTCGATGTTATTATCATCCAGTCGCCCATCTCTCCACTTGCCTTATATGTCTCGAACTTGCTGCTCGTCACGGAACCTGCCTGTCCTCCACGAAAAGTAGAAGATACTCTATTCTCTGTGTCTTCGATAATAATGTTCAACCCACCTGGCGTTGTCGTGTCTTCTATTGTAAATATTACCTTTCCTGCCTGCGCCTTTAGTTTTACGACCATTATAGTGGTTATGGCGTTATATCCTGTCAATGCCAATGTTGGCGTCGTAACAAAATACGATGATGTGTTCGCGAAGTCCATACTCGTCTTGTTGTAGAATATATCATTTGGTGTTGGTTGCGGTCGAAACGAACCACCAGCATTGCAAAAAAGCGCGTATCCTGAACCGCATAGGTCCAGCAATCTTGTTTCGATACTGGATGGTTGCGTCCAAAAATCGCTGATGCAGAATATAAGAGGTTTCTTTATTCCTTTTAGTTCTGCTGGATCCTGACTATGCGCTTTGTCTTGAATAAGTTTATGGATACCCTGCTTTAATCCATTGTTCTTGTTTGCCTGTCCTGTTCCGGATTTTATTCCCTGAAGTCTTCCACTCTGATGTCCTAGTTGCATTCTTTAGTTATAGTTTTCTCCGAACGCATGAACGGTAACAACTTTTGTTGCGGTTGTTGCCGCGGTCAAGTTTGCCAAAATCGTATATCCTGCAGGTAGATTAAAGTATGGCTTTCCATTAGCGTCTGCTTGTTTTTGAAAAGTTGCCGCGAACTTGCTATCTCCGAATATATCAACTTGCGCGATAAGGTTTGTGTTTCCTGCGTTTATAGGCACTGCTATTCTAGCGACTTGATAATCCGCCATTGGTCCGGATAGCCATAAAGTAAGCTCTTTCGCTGCCGTGTCTGTGGATGTCGCGGATATGCCATATATTCTTTTATCATAAGAATATGTTCCTCCTAATATATCAAAAGATGCCGTGGCGCTCATTGTTGTTCCTTGATAGAACGATGTGCTTGTAAATGTAAGTGTTGTTGCCATTTTTTATTTTTATTTTTATGTGTTTATCGATAAGAAAAGTAGCATCGCGTCTACGACCTGAGGGTCATTGCTGGCTGATGTTCCTGATGTTCCGCTTGTTCCTGAACTTCCTGATGTTCCGCTTGTTCCGCCTACAACTCCTACCGATGTTATTACGAAAGAATAGTATGATGTTCCTTCTGTATAGTACTTAAAAACATGCGTCGTGCTATCGTTGTTGTTGGCATATATCCTTACAATCATTCTGTTCGTAGGGTCTATCGTCTGCGTAGATATAGTCAAATCCACCAATGTTTCCGATGGCGTCGTATCGTCTACCCATGGAACCAGATTGGCACTGGTTGATATAACTGGTCCGATCGCTGTTCCTGAACTATCCGCCAGCTGTATCGTCACATATATCTCTATATGGTCGTTCGATGCTGGCTTCAATGAATGGATATGAAATCTTTGCGTTCCGCCAGGTATAACCGCGAAACCTAACTCTTCCGTTATATATTCCGATACCAAGTAGTCCTGTTCGTTGTTTGTAAGAGTATGAGTAAGAATAGAACCTCCGTTCGCCAATGGATCTATTCCTAAAACTCTATATGGCGATATGGATGATGTGGCGGATTGATTAAAATAGTATATCTGTCCTGTCGATATACCTTGCTGTCCTGCCGGGCCTGTCGCGCCAATCGCGCCGGATGTTCCGCTAGTTCCTGATGTTCCTGATGTTCCTGACGAACCAGATGTTCCGCTAGTTCCTGAACTTCCTGAACCGCCGCTTCCTGTTCCTCCTCCAATATATGTGGTGTTCGATAGAACCATATTGTATTCTTGCTGCGATTGGTCCCAAGTAGAATACGAAAAACTCATGACCTTTAGTTGGCCTGATAGTTCATCGTAGTCTAGAATATACTTTTGGTCCGTGCTCTTTATACAAATGCTCATTTATTGTCTACTATTTTTTAATGCCTGCAGTTCATTGAACATAATAAGAAGTTCTGCCTCCTTTTGCGCTATCTCTTCTTCTGGCGTTGGTATGTCCACTTCGACCTCTTCGCTGCTTATTAAAAGCATTGTTCCGTCTTCTTGCTTTATCCAAGTCTCGTTTGTTTGAATAGTTATCATATTAAGTTATTATTTTTTATCTAAAGCCTATATAAGGTAAAGTTGTTGAAGAAGTGTATGTCGAAAATGATGCCGAAGTTATTGTTGCCGGAAATGAACTAAATGCTACTGATGGTCTCGCGGTCATTGGTCTATCCATTGTGGTGCCATTCAATGAACCATAATAAACTATACTACCCGTATTGGCAGGTCCTGTTATAGTAGGCGTTCCTGCCGGACCTGTTCTTAAAATAGCCGTATAGTATATTCCATTTAATGATGCTGGTATAATATAGTTTAAACCTGTTATTGTTTTTCTACCAGTGGTCGCCAATGATACATCTCCAAATGTTGTCAAAAGAGTGCTTGGATAATGACGGCCATTGATATCCAAACTTGCGGAATATAGTGCGATAGATGCCGTAGCACCCGCCAGAAGTGTGCTACAAAATATTGCAACTTCATTTATAGTCTCGCCCGTAACCAGGTTTATCGGCGAATAGCTTATTTGGTTTGCCGATAAAGTATAGTTGGCTGTTGAAAAACTTATTGCCGGAGTATTAAGTTTATACCAAGGAAGAGCACCAAAATCGGCATGCGTTGCTTTTGAGTTAAACATTGTGGCTGTTGCCGTACCACCAACCGCGCTAACAACCGCGCCATCAACATATTGCTTATCTACCAATGAACGATTTGTAAGTGTTGCTGAATAGTCTGCCGCGTATTCTATGCCTTTGAACGCACCGCCAAATCCTTCTACTAAAATGCCTGTTGGTGTTTGATCGATCTGTGTATAGTCAGTTATTCCATTTTGTGCCAACGAGGTTATTTTGTCGTGATTTACTTTGATGCTTGAAAAACTTGCTCCGTTTCCGCCTCTATCCGCATATAGATATGCGTATGTTTCCGCTCCTCCTGTATATGTCGCAATCCATGCAGTCGTGTTCGCTATATAGTCTCTCGTTACCATATCCGAACCATTCATATATATAGTCTGGTTTGTGCTGCCCCAAACGGTGCCACCAGCATAATCTCTCGTTGTCGCGTTGTGCTGTATGTCGCTTTGTCCGACAACAACGCTCGTTCTTTCCGAATAGCTCGATGTCGTGTCATATAGGTTGTCGTTCGCGATCCTGATGTTTCCTCTGGTATTGTCCTCTATTTGAATATATGATGATGACGCTCCTGTTCCGTTTTCTATTCTATAGTAGTTTCCAAGAACAGGGTTTGTAGCATCATACCAGTGTTGGCTTACTCCATTATATCCGATTATTTGAGATGCTGACGAGCTTATGTAGATTGATTGCGTTCCTGTCGTGTTTCCAGCCTGTAGGGTTTGTTCCAATGTTCCTCCACCACCAGTAGATATAGCATTATCAACATATTCTTTATCAACTAAACTTCTTATTGAATAGTCTGCCGAGTAGTCGCCCATATATTGAAGTCCTTGGAAGCCATCATTGTTAAAGCCGGAAATCTGCATTAGTCCAGGCTTTATCTTCATCCATGATATATTGCCATATTGGTCATCTGCGTAAAATCTTATTTCTGGTACTGGAAATAATCCTGTACCACTATCGGTCATAATAAATGCTTGGTTGCCTGTTATTGGGTTATCAGCAATAATGGTAGCACCTCTATCTATTACTCTAACCGCTCCTATTTTGGTCATTCCGCTCATATCATCAGAAGTACTATGTATAAGTTGAGACATATTAGTGCCTTCTTTTACTTCCAATGTGCCTATTTGAGTGTATATAACTCCTTCGCTTGTGAAAGAGTTCTCATATTGAATAAGTGCTCTATCTTCTTCCAACGATATTGCCTTTTTGTTGTCATCGCTTACTATCTGGTCGGTAACATTTAGGTTTATGTTATATCCGCCAGTTGCGTTTCCATTCGCAAGAGTTTCTGCCAATGACTGAGTTCCAGTTCCACCACCTGAACCTGTTGCAGATATAGATGATAGATCAACTGAATAAGATGAACCATTTATTCTATCAAATACTAACTCTGTTCCGTATAGTGTCGCTGTCGTGGTATAGATATCTCCGCTGAATGTTCCAACAAGTGTTCCATAGAACGATCCACCATAAAACTCTGGCGCCGTTATTGCTCCTGTCGAACTTAGTTGCGAGAAGTTGTTTATTACTATTCCCATTTCTGTTCCGTCGTTTAAATAGAGCGTAAGAACATCCGTCGTGTCGTCCCATTGGACCATAGCAAGACTTTGAGAACCCAATATAGGAGTAAGGTCTACCGAATAGTCGCTCGCATCGTTTCTAGTGAATATAATCTCGTTTCCGCTTAATGTCGCCGTTGCCGTATAGGTATCGCTATATGTTCCTGTTGGAAGGTTAGTAAGTCCTGATCCGTCTCCATAGAATATGCTCGCGGATACGCCACCAGATATCTCTAAGGAAGAGTTTATGGCTATATTAGGATTGTTTGAATATATTGCGCCATCGATGTGAATATCGTTCGTGAAATCGACCGTATCTACAAAATGAACCGGTGTCGACACGGTGCCTCCAAGCCAGTCTGCTATTATTCCTGTAAGTCCTGATCCGTCGCCGAAAAAGTTTCCGGTAAAGGATGCCGATGCTCCTGCCGTTCCTTCGAATGTGTCTCCGTATATGTTTTGCGCGACTATTCCTATCGAAGAGAATGTTGGCGCATAAACCTCTCCGCTATATGTTCCTCCTGAGATATGAACATAGTCGTATATTCCAGAGAAGGTAGCTCCCGCCGTTCCTCCTATTCCGACTATTCCATTGTCGGTTCTAATCCATAGTTTGTCGTCTGCAGAGTTTAGGAACAACTCTCCTGTATATAAATCTGTTGGCAACCAGGTTCCATCCGAGTGGTCTCCTGATGTAGGAATGGTAGGTTCTGCTCCTGATATGGTGCTGTACTTCATTATTATCCTAACTTCTTCGTCTCTTTCGCAACTCATTCTTTAATCTTTATTTTATCTAAATATACCTTTCGCATATTTTGTTTTTATATCTTATATATTAAAACGGCGAGGCCCTGTCGGCCTGCCTTCCTCTTAAATGTGGTGGGTAAAATCAAAATAATATAATAATAATATAATATATATCATCTATCTGTTTCCTACTTTGAGATGGAAGCAGGCCTCCAAGGGCCGTGCGTTCTAAACTCTATCCTGTCCTCCTTTTAATACTACCGACGCTTTTGTCGAGTTTTTTCCACCGCTCATCACCTTGCTCCTGAACGCGGCCGAGTTTACTTTGGATCTGTATATCGCCACATTCTTTCTAAATCCATCCTCGTCTATTATGGTTCCGTGAAAATACGATACATTGCTTTTTGTTACTATATGGCCGTCTCCAACAACTGATACATTCTTTACTCCTGACTGAACTATGTTGTTGTCTCCAACAATGGATATGTTCTCTGTCTTTCCTGATATGTTGTTGTTGTTTCCCTGTATTCTTACATAAAGAGCGTCTGGCGATACATTGTTGTCCCTACCCATTACTTCCTGCGCTGCCTGTGGCGAGAATAGGTTTCCGTCCGTGTTCGCGTTCTTCATAGAATAGAATGTCGATGCTGGCATTATATCGCCCCACGATTTTCCTCTCGTCGCCAATATGTTTTGTGATGTCATCAATCCTCCGCCTAAACTTACCGGTACTCCTGGCGATGCCGAAGTGTATGGCTTCAATGTCGTAAGAATGGACGCCGAAGATATGGATGTGTATGGCACATTGTATTTTGGAGGATTTACCTGCGGGCTTCCCGCGATTGGCATCGACGCGTATCCAAGCATCAATGGAGGTTGCGATCCTGCGTTTATCGCTGGCTGGTTTCCGTTGGTTCCTGCCGTTATGACGCTTGGCGTGAACGGAACATAGTCCTTCATCTTTATCAACTCTACAACCGCCTTTCTGTTCAATGGATTGTGGGTTAGCTTGTTTACTCTATAATATACATTCTCAAACTGAATAACTCTTCTTATGTCGAAGTTTATCATATCCACATCGGATAGTATCATGTTTACGGTCAAAAGGTGCGCGTTCACATCCGTCATCTCGTCCAGCTGGCTTCTCCAATATTTGTTGAATAGGTTGGTGTTTGTTATCGTCTTCCAGTTGTTGTAGTACTTCAAGCAAACTCCCCAGTTCAAATCGTTTATAGGATTTATAGGGTGGTCGAAATGGCCCGCGTATGGATAGTCGTTAAAGGATACTGGCGTCTTTACCAACGAACTGCTTAGGTTCCATTTTGATGCGGTCGGTATTCTTCCTCCATAGAAAAGTATCCTCTGCTTTGGCTTTGAATATATCATGCCTCCGCTGGTGTTCTCCTTCACATATGATGGAAGAACCCTGTCCGTCGCGAGATGGTTCGTCGTTGGCGTCGCGGAGAAAGATACCTTTGTTTCCAGTTCGCCATCTACGAAGTCTGTCTCTACCTCTACATTCTTGGTGCCGTATACATCCTTGAAAACATTGTTGTAGTCCTCGTTGTAGAAGTCGCCATCCTCGCTGTATGTATATTTGTAGTTTTTGTATTGAAGGTCGTAAAGAGGTTCTATGTTTATCTCTTCGTTGTTGTCCGCCTTCATAGTCCAATCCACTATCTGTCCGTTCGTTCTGTAAAAGTCGTCTCTCGGCTCTATAACAAACTCGTTGTCTCCAATCTGCTTCCAGTATAGGTTGAACATCTTGTTTATGTCTTTAATGAACTCAGATGCCTTCGTGTTCGGAAGGAATGGGTTTAGGTCCATCTCGTCTCCGTCTATAATAGTCTTGTCGGTCAAAGTCATCGCTATTCTAGAAGTGTCGTTCTTGTCGTATGTTCCGTCAGACTTCTTCGCGTGAACATAGAAGTTCATATAGGTGCTGTATGGCTTTCCATCCACAATAACTCCAAGCGCCTTTACTGGCTTCTGCGTCTTGTGGGTCCATTTTGATTTTGTGGAAGTAAACTTGGCATAAAGCTTTAGCTTGTCTCCTTTTTTGAATAGTCCTGTATACGAAATCTGCGGAACCTGATATTCTGTCCACAATCCTTTGTCTGGATATGTGCTGTCTATCGCATACCATCCTTTTTGGCCCCATAGAACCGGTTCGTTCGCCGCGTTTGAGGACGAGTTTATCTTAGGGTCCGTATATGTGTATGCCGCCGTCTTTAGTATGGCCCCACCTGGATATGTTTTGAAGTAAAGCTGCGCCTCTACTGGTCCTCCTTCAAGTTTCATGTTCTTGATGGTGCCATCAGATCCTCTCAAAAAACACATCGATGTGTATAGGGTCGCGCTGATCGTATAGTTTCCGTTCTTCGGTATTGTTATTATTCCTGTCGATGGATTGAAGCAGTCTCCTGGGTCCGTCGCTGGCGCGGCAGTATCGTTGTTGAACATAATATAAGGTATGTCATACGACCTATCTGTCGCGCTATCTACCTGAGCAACCCTAAGGCTTAAATCCTTCATTGGCCTATCGGTTAGGTTCGCCAAGAATGAAGACTTTTCTACGGTGTCTTGCGATATGGCTATGTTCTCTTCTCCGCAATATGGAAGTATCAGCTTTCTGAATGTCTTTCCGTTTAGGAACCTGCTCGTGTAGGTATATCCTTGCGATTTTAGTATCCTGTCAAAGATGGTCTTCGCATAGATTGCTGGCTTGAAATCTTTTAGCTTCCAGTTTGTCGCGTCTGTCTGTCCTCTAAACTCCATAGGATAAACATATCCGTTTCCTAGCTGGAATGGAGCCTTTGTTCCGTTTTGGTATATAAAGCTGTCCCAAGACCCAACAACATTCGTTATGTCATAGATGTGCTTGAAATCGCTTAGGTCTACTAGGTCCGATACCTTGTACTTGTCTATGTCTGCGAAGAACGATCCTACCTTTCCGTATATCGTTATGTCATATCCAGTTATGTGCGTGTCGTCAATCTTGTTGATTTTGTTTACCTGTAGGTTTCCCAAAAAGTATTGGTTTCCGTTCAGTATGACCTGCGCGTCCAATGCTCTCGTAGGGTTGTACTGGTACATAGAAAATCCATTCTCGAATATGTTCTGAAAAATCTGGTTGTTGTTTTTGGTTCCAGGAATAGTGAATGTCTGTACATAGTCAGTCTGCTTTTTGTCTGGCTCTCTGACATCGACTAGAGAATACACGGTGTTTATATCCGCTTCTCCAACATCCAATCTACCCATTATGGTTCCGTCTGGGTTCTTTACATTTATGTATATGCTATCCATTTTCTATCTTTTTTTTTATTCGTAAAATGATGTGGTATATGACGAAAACTGGTCTCTCTGTACTTTCCAGTCGGCATAAGACCATCCATATTTGTTCAACCATGGTCCATTTGGCGGAGTTGTTGGATTTACCACAACTGGTCCTGATGATCCGCTTGGCAACGATGTCGCGCCGCCTCTCTGTACTCCTCTGTTTAGTGCGGATTGGAATGTGAACTCATATATATATAAAGTTCCGGTGTCGCTGTTCACATTGGTCTTGTTAAATAGGTCGAAAGAACCATTCGTTATGTTTACTGGTATTATCTTGTCAGTATCCTGTCCTAGCAAGTTTTTCGTGTTGTTTATCCAATATACTTCCGGACTTTCCATAAGGTTGCTCATCCATTCAAGCTCCTCTCTTGATAGATAGTTGGTTCTTACCGTAAAGCTATCGATAGATGTCGTGTTGTAGGTGGTTCTTCCTCTTTCTCCTTGAGTGTATTTGTATCCAGTAGAACCAACGCTTTTGTATGACTTTAAATGCTTGTGGAACTGCGTTCTTTCTATCTCTCTTTCTATGTCCGACTTTAGGTTGAAATAGTAGAAATCCCATCCGCCCAAATCGTTCAGCCACATAAGAGTGTATTTTTTGAACTTGCTACAAGAACAATCTATGTTGAATGTGAATGTCTCGCTTCTCTTTTGCCATACCCACCACTGGTCTGCCGTCAACGGATCGTACTTTACATGATAGACAAAATACTTATAGCAAGTCTTGTCGTTTATCTCGGCATAGCTTAGGTTCTTTGGTCCAGCAGGTCCTTCGTTTCTGTCAGTCAACGCGAGAACTTTGTTGTATTTTACCTTCTTGATGCCTGTTATCGTCCAAGGATTTGCTGGTATGTTTATATACATCGCCGCGTCGTATCCAGAAAAGACGAACGCTCCTGTTGATGTGTTGTACCAGTTTGGTGGCGTTCCATCCCCATTTATCAATGATACTATTGTCTGTCCTGCCGCAGTGTTCGTCGATGCTATTCGGCATTCGGTATATATCGCTATCTTGTTTGGTCCAGAAGTATAGAACCCATCAATCCTAATATAGGAACCTGCCGTCCAATCTGCCTGAACCAATCCGTCCATAACTACATACATGCCGAACGCGCTATTTCCGATACTGACTATTCCCCTCGGCGATGGCGGAACTGACCAAGTCTCCACAACATAGTATGTCTGGTCTGGCGTGGTAGAGCCAGTAAAGTTTGTTCTTCCAAACTGCGATAGAACCATATAGTCCGTATAGCAAACGCTTATGTCCTTTCTTGGTCTCTTCGTAAGGAACTTTCCTGTGGCAGATGTCAGCATATATGGCGTAGGGTTCCAATCAAGCCAAGTATCGTATTGCTCTACTCCATTGAACGCCATCGCTTTGTCGTTCTTTGTGGATATGGAGTTTCTTACGAAGAAGTTGTTTCTCGATACGACCGATCCTGTATAGGTGCTCGGAACACTGCCTTGCCAAGGAATGTTCGTGTCTAAATAGCTATATGTCGTGGATATGGTCATCTTTACGATGGTCCAATCCATGTTTTGGTAGTTCGTAAGCCAAGATACCCAAGAAGTACTATCTAGTTGTATGTTTATCGTGTTTCCAATCTGGAAGGAGGTGTTTCCTTTTGTCTTTATTCTTACATAGTTCTGTCCATCTGCTCCAATATAGCTCAAAAACTGGTTTATTGGCTCTCCTGATAGAAAGTACATATTGCCTCCTATGTTCGAAGATGTGAATGTGCTTCCAATAAGAAGGAACGATGTTATCGAGTTGTACTTTATGGTTTTGTATCCGTTGTACGCCTCAATCAAGGAACCCTGTATAAGAACTCTGGATCCGTCTTCTAGGTTGTGAGGAACCGTAGTCTCTATTCTAACCAGTCCTCCCAGTCCGCTCTGTACGCTCTTTACATCTCCAACTCTTGAAAACTCTTCTCCAAACTCTACATGGTATCCAACAAGGCTGTTTGGCGCCTTTGCCAGTGTCGTGTTGTTCCAGTTTAGGTTGTAGGATACGAAGTTTTCAACTATTCTTCCAATGTCGAATATACCAATGTTGTTGTTCGATATGTCCGGATTGTGCGATAGCTGTCCGACTTTTCCTCCGTTTACGAATATCTCCGCAACATACTTGAAGTTGGCGGATTTGTTCTTGTTGCTTGTTACCGCGAACCCTAACCCGTTGTATACTGGGTTCAGTTTAGGCAATACTGGACCTAGGTCGTCATATGGTCTTGATAGGATTGTTATGCTCATCTCTTTTATTTTATTTTATTCTTCCTTTGAAGTATTTTGCGTCTCTCATTATCTGTCTTTCCGCGTCGTTCGCGAACTCTTTGCCCATCTCCTTTATTATGTCGTTTATGACCTTGCTGTCTCTGCTAAAAGGAGTTGTGAATGGTCTTGCCTTTGTTCCGTTCCTGAATATGTTTCTTGCGATAAAGAACGCCGCGTCTTGCGATATGCCTTTTAGTCGGCACCATTCTCTAATGCTATTTATGTTTGGCATGTGTCCTGGCTTTGTTCCTTTGTCTACGAAAAGACCATAGTAGATATAGTCTATCTCTAGATGATATACATTGTTCTGGTCCTTGAACGCCTTGCTCTTTACGGAGTTGTATAGCTCTCCTGATGCGAACGAGCCATTCATCTTTATTAAGGCCTTCATCTCCTTTACTATCTGCCACCCTAGCTGTTCTAAGGTCTTCTCTACTTTTATCTCTGCCATTATTCAGGTATGTCGCAAGGGTTGTTGTTTAGGTCCGTTATTATGGATAGGTCTCCGTACCATCCGCAAAGATAGTCCGTGAACCTTTCCGTAAATGGATACGCTTCGTTGTTGTATTCTATATCCACCGACGGGTCTATGTTTATGAATGTCTTTACGACATCCAAAAAGGTAGATAGAGTATCCGATAAAATCTCTTGTTGATGGCTGTCGTCCGTGTTGTCTATGTCGAAGACCATAAACCTGAACTTGTAGGTCAGCGTGTTCTCTCCAATGTTTACCGATTGAGGAACCACCCATAGAATAGGAAATAGCCCATAATCGTCAGAAATGCTGTCGATGTCGGATATGTCGCCCGATCCAAACCTGTTTATGAATGGATGCGCCGCCGCGATGTCTCCGAAGTATTTGATAATCTGGTTGTAAGTAAAACTCATTTTCTTTTATTTTTTTATGTTCATCTCCTTTTCGTATGATAGCCATATCAGGCATTCCGTAAAGGTCTTTTCTAGTATTGCTTCCGTCTTTGTTATGTCTCCTCTACATAGGTCGTATATTATTCCAACCCAGTTCCACTTTCTTTGTCGTTCTTCGGCTTGCTCTGCTTGTCTGTCTTCGAAGCTTCTTCGTCCAGGCTTGTCGCCGACTTCAACTCCTCCATCGCCGTCTTCACTTGATCCTCCGAATAGTCCGTCAAACCTTTTATATAAATCTGACCGATATTCCAAAAAAAAATCAGGTTCTGCCAAACAAACTCCATATCCATATCCAAGAACATCTCTTCTCTTTTAGGATCTGGCTTGTATTCTTCCAACTCTATCTTTCTCGTGATAATGTTCTTCGTCTTTACCGGCAAGTATAGAACCGAAAGTATCTTGTGCGCGTTCTTTAAAAATCCTGCGGTATAGTATTCTTCAATGTCTACCATCTGCGCTAGGTTTATCTCTTGAAGTTCCGTCATCTGGTATAGCTTTCCGTTCTTTTTGAACGATTTTATATGCTTTGGCTTAGGAATGTCTCCCATAAACTTGTATTCTTCGACAAACTTGGCAAACTCCAATGGAGATAGTGCCTCTATCGCGTCTGTCGTAGTATCTCTTATTATCGCCATCTGGTTTATGATAAGGTCTACCTCGTCCATCTCTCCAAGCTGGTCTATTTCTATTGCTTGTCTCAGTGTTATGTCTTTCCAGGTCTTCATATTCTAAATATATTTTTTTATTTATTTGTTTTTGTTCATCAACCAGTGCTGCTTCATCCTTTTGTATATTCTTTCTCGGCAGGACGCGCATCCCATGTTGTGTTCCTTTAGGTCCGGATAGTAGTGGTTGTTCAGTCTGTATAGTAGGCGTGTCTGTTCTGCCAAGATTTTGTCCTTTCCTTCCAGTGCCAGCATTAGTTCGTTTAGTTCTTTTTCCATTATTCTATTGTTTTTTTGTATATATATTCTCCCAGGACCGACGCGATCGCCGCTATGAATATATTGTGAGATATGATTAGGCTGATCCAAAATCCGCTACATAGGCAGCAATGGAGAAGTTTGTGAATGAAGCGTTTTGATGGCCTGTATTGGTCGAAGTCTTCTTCTTTGAACCCAATGGCTCTCTTTATGATAATGATTGGTTCAGCGACGATAAAAAGAACATTAAAGCATGCTAGTGCGAGTATGTATATCATAGGTTTCTTTTGATTTCGTTTTTTAGTTCTATCATTAGGTTGTAGATGGATTTTTTTGATTTGTAGTATACCTTCTTTCCGTTCTTGGTTCTAAAAAAGGTATATTGGTCTTTGATCTTGTCGTATGATAGTCCCTTTAAAAAGTATGCGTCGAACAGGACTTTGTTTATCTTCGATAGGTTTGGATAGATGTCGTGTATCTTCAATATGCTTCTTATCTGGTCTTCCGTATAGATTGTTCGAAGATCCTTTATATACTCGTCATCGTTTATGTGGTCGAAGTCAATCTCGTCCATGTGCTCCATCTTTTCTATTATCGCTTCGTCTCCTATGTCTTCGTGCCTTTTGTTTATGTTCATCTTCTTGCTGAACGGAGTGTTGTCGTACTGGCCCTGTATTCTCATCCAGCTTACCGAAAATCCTTCAAGCATCTTTATGTCTATGTAGGGTTCAAGTTTGTCCTTGTTTTCGTATAGGAAGATTGCGAGTTCGCTTACCAAGTCTCCTGCCTCTGTCTTTTTGTTTTTAAGGATGTTGGTGGCGCACTCGTATATAAAACTATATCTTTTTGTCAAAAAATCTCCTATAAGTTCTCTATATTGTTTGTTTGTCATATTGTATATATTTATATTCAGTCTCGCTCTTGGATTGTTTGGAACGCGTGCTCCTTGGTGTCGCGCTACATTAGGATTGTGGTGGGCAAGAACAACAATAATATAATAATATAATATATATCATCTATCTGTTTCCTACTTTAAAAGGAAATGAACTCTACTCCGCCAGATCTCCTCGTGTTTTTCTTGTGGTCCAGAACGGCATATCTTATCGCGTCCATCGCGTCGTCCCATAACTTTACTGGTTCGTCCTGTATTCTTTCTCCAATGACCTTCCATTTGTAGTTTCTAAACTCCTTCGCGATGTTGGTGCTTTCATGGTGGTAGAATAGCTTGTATGATTTTACCGCGTCTATCCCTTCCTTTACATTCTTTACCGCGTTGTGGCAGTTGTATCCCTCTCTTCTAAGTTCCTCTATTATCTCTGGTCTGGCATAGTCGCACACTATCTTCAATGATTTTGGTATGCCAAGCATCCTCATCTTGTTTATGAGGTCCTCCGTAGTCAGATAGCTCTCGTATATTATCTCCTTTACGAACACTATGTCTTCTTTGAACGAGCATTGGATCAGGGCGGTTGGATGCTGGAACCCAAAGTCGAGCCCGTATACAACATCGTCGTATCCTTTTAGTTCCTCCGCGTATGGCTTTTGATGGTTGAATATGGTGTGGTTCGACTTGCTCGGAAGACCAAGTGCGTATATGTTGTAGTAGTCTTGGTCTACATTTATCAGGTCCTCAATCTCCTTTACGAGAGATGCTGGCAAGAATGTATTGTCCTTGTAGGTGCTGTGAATAAGAACCGCGTCTTCCTTCTCCAATATGTCGTATAGCCAATGCTCGCTATCACTTGGATTAAAATCGAAGAATAGCTTCTCGCTGGTACGGAAGTTCAACTGGTTAAAGTCCTCGAATGATAGTTCGTTGCTTTCGTTGCACCACAGAACATCCCTCTTACGACCTCTTATCTTTTGAGGATCGTCCAAAGAGAAGAACTCTATCTTGGCTCCGTTGTCGAAAGAGTATATGTTTTCCGTCTTGTTGTGCTTGTTCTCTCGATATATCTTTAGTTCGACGAGTATATCCATCATATCTCTCATTACGGTGCTCCTAAGAGACGGAAACGACTTTCTAACAATAGATACTATCTTGTTTGGATTGTTCAGGCAATATACTATAACAAGCTGGCATAATGAATAGGTCTTCGAGGATCTAGTAGAGCCCTGATTTACGACAAATCTTATCTTTTCGTCCATCAAGGCCTCATAGTTCCTAGTCATTACATTGGTGTGCTTTATTACGAGTTCGCTCATTTCTTCTTTCTAATAGGTTTTGATTTTTTTATCTCTTCGATCGTGTCGTTGAAGAACTCTTCTTCTGTCTTTCCTTCTGGCTTGTTCCTTGTAAGAAAATCGTCTAGCTTGTCTTTTACAACAACCTCTTCTTCAATAAACTCAAACAGGTGCCTCAGTAGAGGGTGGTTGTCGTATATGTTCTGCAGTTTGTGCTCGTCCAGTCCTGTAAAGTCGTAGTATATTCCGTTATATCTTACTGGTTCCTTCTTAATCAATCTTATCATCTTCTCTTCTTTTTTTTAGTTCTGCCAACCTTTTGTTGGTTATGCTCGATGTAAGTATGCCAACCTTTGCCAATGCTTCTTCAAAATCAGTTGTTATTATGCTCGGAAGAATATCTTCTTCATCTGCTTCAAAAAAATGCCTAAGCGAAGGATTGTTGTCATATACCTTTTGTAGTTTTTTCTGGTCTAGCATTGTGAAGTCATAATAAACTCCGTTATGTCTTATTGGCTCGTTTTTAATCAATCTTACCATTGTCGTCTTCTTTTTTTATCTCTATCAGCTTGATAGTGGTTATGCTGTTGATGCTCTCGCCATTGGTTGTAAGGTCTATCTGTGTTCCGTAGCCATATTTCTTACCTTTTGTTTTAAGATAAAACTGAATAGAACTATCAGAACCTTCTTTAATCTTTTTTAATAAAGCATCTTCAACAAACTCTACTTGATGTATTTCGGAGTTCTCAATGGCTTCTTTAAATGTATCATCTTTCATCCAAGTATAGTATTGTGTTCTACCAACTTTAAGTGCCTTACAGGTCTTTGAGACATTACATAGGTTCTTTTGATATGTCTCAACGAAAAGTGCCTTTATTTGTTCAGTAGTGTGCTTGGTTCTTGAACCTGTCTTCTTATTTTCCATATTT